CAAAGCTGCCTCAAAAATTCGTGTGCGAATCGACTCCATCAGCTCTGGTACGCCATCTGTAACGCCTTACATTGCAGTTGCATACCACGGTTAAATGGGCACTCGCATCGTTCCTGGTTTCTGCACGCACCTAGAGGTTGACGCCGAATCGCGTACAACCGGAGCAAGTTTTGCGTTCATGACGCCCCAAGACCCCGATGAAATCGGTGCCCTGATGGCCCGCCTTGCTTCAGGCATTGAAGTAATGGTTGAGGTTGAAGACGATTAAATGACTTATTCAGTTCCCGGCCAAGTTCGCACCCACCTTGTAAGTTCCAGCACGATCGCTGGTGCCGACAGCCCGTTCAGCCGTACCCAAGCGGTACTGGACATGATGAAGGGCTGGGAAATCATGAAAGCCGTAACTCTAGGCACTGAATATCTGCGTGAAAACAGCGAATCATTTCTCCCAATCGAGCCCCGCGAAGACTACGCCGCCTACTTGGGAAGAGTTAACCGCGCAGTATTCTCACCAGTCACCCAGCGATTGGTACGAGCCGCCGCCGGTCTCATTCTGCGTAAGCCAATTAGCTTGGTTGGCGATCCTTACTGGACAGACGTATTCGCTAAAGACGTGGATGGCTGCGGATCGGACCTTGATGAATATGCCCGCCGCTTACTTATCTGCTCACTTACCTACGGCCAAGCGCACACTTTGGTTGACTTTCCGGCGCCCAACGGCGCAAGAAGCCTTGCTGAAGAGCGCGAGCTAAACCGCCGCCCCTACTGGATTGAAATTGACCCAAGCAACATCTACGGCTGGCGCTTGGACCGGGAAGTTAATTACGGCAGGCTAATTCAGATTCGCATCAAAGAACGTGCCGTAGTACCTGACGGGGACTTTGGCGAAAAAGTTTACGACCAAATCCGAGTAATCGAACCCGGCCGCTACCGAGTATTCCGCCAAGTCGAATCCGCGAAGTACATGAACGGCGGCTTCCCATACCCCAACGCCTTCGACGCAACCGACGCGACATCCGACTACGAACAGGTCGAATCCGGTTCCTTTAGCTTGGGCGAAATCCCACTCGTAACAACTTATTCCGGCAAAACCGACACCCTTACCAGCAAGCCACCGCTTCTGGACATCGCCTACCTGAACCTGGCTCATTTCCAGCGCCAGGCCGACCTAATCCACAGCCTGCACATCGCATCACAACCAATCCTGGTCATGGAAGGCTGGGATGACCAAACCAAGGATGTGGCTGTCAGCGTAAATTACGCGATGGCAACTGCGCCAGGAAACAAAATTTATTACGTCGAACCTGCAGCCAGCGCATTCCAGGCTCAATCCGACGAGATTAGAGAGCTTCAAATGCAGATGGCGACTCTAGGAATCAGCACATTAAGCCAGCAAAAGTTTGTTGCAGAGTCAGCCGACGCCCGCCGCCTAGACCGTGTGGACACAAATTCAATGCTTTCCATGGTTTCAATGGACATTGAGCAAGCGCTGCAAAAATCCTTTGATTTAGCAGCAGATTACGTGGGGATCGAACCACCAGAAGTAAAACTGAGCCGCGACTTCGACATCGACCGCCTAATCGGCCAAGACATCACCGCACTAACCGCGCTCTTCGGCCAAGGCGTACTGGACCGCGACGAATTCCGTCAAATCTTGGTTCAGGGCGAAATCTTGTCCGAAGCAACAGAGTCTGTGGATCCTACAAGTAATTCAGTAGAATAAAATAGTTACTAAAAAAGAAAATGGGCAAGTCGCTAGACAAGGTTCTGCAGCCTGACGGTTCCTATAAGTGGGAACTAGTTGAATTGCGCGAAGCACAGCCCGAGCCTGAAGTGTGTAAGCCCACCCGTAAACGTAAGCCAGCAGCTGATTCTGCTACCAACCCCTCAACCCCCGACTTCAACTTCTGAACATGGAAGAGCAAGTAATCCAGGAAGCGCCCGTGGCGCAGCCTGAACAGCCCGTGGCTGTCGAGAACAACGCTCCAGACCCCGTAGACGCTGTAAAAGCGCAGTACGAGTCTCAGCTTGAGGCACTAAAGGCCCAAGCCAGCGAAGCCGAGGAACGCTTTCAAGGCATCAAGACCAAACTTGATGATGTCTACAAAAAGCAGGACGACCAGCGCAAAAAGACGCTGGAAGACCAAGGCCAATGGAAAGACCTTTGGGAAGAAGCCAACAAAACAGTCCAAGAGAAGGATTCTCAGATCAGCGATCTGCAGCGGCAGCTTGATGATCTGCGAGTTTCCAACGAGCAGGCAACTACCCGCACCAGCGCTTTAGCCGCAATCAACCGATCTGGCGCAATCAACTCCGAGCAAATGCTTATGCTTCTGCAGAAAAATCTGCATCGAAGTGAGGATGGATCCGTCTCAATTTTGGACAAAGGTGTTAAGCAAGACATTAACACTTATCTAGCCAATCTTAAAAATCCTGGTTCAGGGTTTGAGCACCACTTCAAGCCAAGTAGTGCTGCAGGGATGGGTGCCAAACCCACACCAAACTCTGTGATTTCGCCCGGTATGTCTAACCCTTGGAAAGAGGGTAGTATTAACATAACGAGGCAAATGCAGATTGATGCTCAAGATCCCGACCTTGCAGCAGTGCTGAAGCGGGAAGCATCACTGTAAGTCCCTGTGGGGCGGCCTCCACAAGTCTGTGACTTGGATTCCGTCAACCCTGACTTTGGTTTCTAACCATGGCCGCCCCATTTCAGAATTATTCCGGCGGTGTCCTGCTCGCGGACATCGTAAAAAGGAATAACCTCACGACCTATGTGTCTGAGGCAATCAAAGAGCGTTCTTTGTTCGCAAAGAGCGGCGCAATCGTGCGCAACTCCATCTTGGATTCCCGCGAAGGCGGCACCCGCATCCAAGTCCCTGAGTTCAACCCCGTGGTTCCCACCGAGGAAATCATGGACGGTACTGCTACTTGGGGAAGCAGCTCTGCTGGTTACCTGACTCCTCAGAAGATCGGCACTGACACCCAGATTGCAACCATCTGCCACCGCGGTTTCGCGTATGCGGTCGATGACATTGCAATGTTGGCTGCTGGTGAAGATCCAATGCTTCACATCCGCAACCAGCTGGCTGACGCCATCAACAAGCTGAACAGCGCCCGCCTGTTTTCTCATCTGGCTGGTCTGTTCGGAACCACTTTGGCAGCCCACTCACTGGACAAGGCAATTGCCGCAACGTCCGGCCAAGGTGAGTCCAACTTCCTGACCGCTTCCACCGTTTCCGAAGCCCGTTCTGTTCTGGGCGAGCGCGGCGACGAGCTGGACATTCTGGTTGTCCACCCATCCGTGGGCCTTCTACCTGTACCAGATCGGTCTGCTGACCTTCTCCACTTCAGCCTTGGCTGCTGGTGGCGCTGTCACCTGGGGTGGCGGTGGTGTTGGCGTAGGCGCTCGGGACATCGGAGAGTTTGCTGGCTGCCGGGTCATCATGGACCCCCAAGTCAACACTGTCCGTCCTGGCACCGCAACCCACGTCAGCGAGTTCCGCTGCTTCCTGATGAAGGGCGGTTCCATCATGGAAGGTGTCCAACAGGACATGCGAATCGAGGCCGACCGCAACGTTCTTTCCAAGCAGGACGTTCTGTCTGTGGACTACCACACCGCCTACCACGTAATGGGCACCAAGTGGACCAGCGCCACCGACAACCCAACCAACGCGGTTCTGGCCACCGCTGGCAACTGGAGCGCCACCTACGACATCGACCTGATCCCCATGGTCGAGGTCATCGTGAACAGCCCTCTGGACACTTCCGCTATCCCTTCCTGATACACTACATTAGGACAGCGAGACACAACCCCACTTCGGTGGGGTTTTTTATTGCCGTTAAACTGAAAGAAATTACGGCGTATTGTCGTGGCAGCTGTAATCGACGCCACTCTGAAGGGAGAATTTTCCAACAGCTATGTAACGCTGTCGGAAGCAAACGCATACTTTGAAACCTCCCCCGAAAGCAGCACTTGGGACGATAAAACCGACGACCAAAAAAATCGCGCCCTAATCAGCGCAACCCGCTGGATCGACAGCCTTAATTTTTACGGCGACCGCTGCAGCACCAACCAAGCACTCGACTGGCCCCGCAATAACTACCACGTCGATCGAGTGGAGCTTGTTTGCGCCAAGATCCCAAAAGAAATTAAGTACGCCACCTACGAACTGGCCCGCCAGCTTGCAAACGATACCGATGCTTTAACAGGCAACAACGCAACCACAGGTATTTACGAGCAAATTCAGCTTGGCGACTTACGAGTCAACTACAACACAGACAGCCAATCAATTGGAACGGTCAACAACGTATTTGACGTTTACCCTTGGCTGCAGTCCTACCTAGGTTCTTACATTCTTGGTGGTTCTGGGGGCTACCAAATCCGCGTTGTAAGAGGTTGACATGAGCCTAATCGACGATACTTTTGCTCCAATTCCCAAGAGGATCCTGAACGATTGGGGACAGAATATCACGTACATCAAAACCACCACACCCCGTACCTATAACCCAAGCACTGGAGCAGTTACCGGGGACGACACCAGCGTCACCATACGGGCCGTTATCAGCCGCCTGAACCCGCGTGAAGCCGAAGGTCTATACCAGACCACCGACGTGCGTATTCTGTTCGGTACAGAGGAACTGGGGGACTACTACCCAACCGAAGCCGACCGAATCCAGTACCCACAAGCGGGCGTAACCCGCGAAGCCAAGATCATCGACGTGACTACCTATCGTGGGGACAAGCCTGTCTACCACAACATCATTGCGAGGCCCCAGTAATGGCTAAGAACAAAATTCCGGGACTAATTAAAGAACTGGATAGAGTTTTTTCCTCACTTGTAATTTCTGGGCCAAGCAGGGCAGCTAAGCGCACCATTTCAGAATTACAGCAGGAAGGACCAAGCTGGACAGGTAAATTTTCAAATTCATGGCAAATTGAAACTCCAGATGGACGTGTTTACAAAGGTGACGGTCAACCTGGAGAGCCAAGACCGATTAAGTTACCTGCTGGTCTTTTAACGGGCCGACAGAATATTGCGGGTTCATTACCTGTAAAAGATCGGTATGTAACCACTGTTTCTAACTTTTCGGACTACTCCGACCAAGCTAGAGATTTAGAAGAGGACGTTTTTATTAGGCCCAGTGATAAACCAAAAACAAAGCTAGGTCGTCAAAAGTTTGAAGAGTTTAATTTTGGCAGGGAACAACCTTCTCGAAGGGGTGAAGCCGGTCAAGGTAGTCCAGACAAGGAATCCTCCAGAACAGCTGACTTTTTGTGGTATGTCAATTATGTAGAAGGCGGCAAGCTCGACCGTTCAGTAAGAATTGAGATTGACGACCTGTTTATCTAATGAACTACCAAGCAATTCGGGCATCAATGGAAACGCCGTTGCTGACTGCGTTCAATGCGCTTTCGCCAGCTGTCCCGGTGTACTTTGACAACATCACAGCCGTACCGCCCAACACTACAACTGAGTATGTCAGAGTTAACATAACTTTTGGGCTTACGAACGAACCCACCCTGATTTCTAGCCTTGATGACGCCCGTGGAGCACTGGTAATCCGAGTTTTTACAGAAAAGGGCCGTGGTCCTGCCCGTAATCAGGAGTTAATTACAACAGCCGTTAACGTTTTAGAAACCCTAAACGACACCGCAAAAAACGATTCTGGTGTGTTTGTAAGACTTGGACAAATTAACGGACCCACATTTTCTGTAACTGAAGAAGCTCCGCATTTTGTCGGTCGTATTGATACGGGCTATAAGGCCACTGTTCTCTCATAAATAATCGCGCTAACCTGTAATAAGCCGGGCAGTGCCCGCAGAAACTGCATTCCTTGGTACGCCCCATGGCAAACACCGTTCTGTCCGGCACCTCAGGTGCTCTCTACTACAAGCCAGCCGGAACAACTGGTACTTTTATTGAGTCAAACGTTAGCGTTGCTGACGACGAAATCACGGTTGAGACCTTCCTAAGTTTTAAGGTGGGAGATCCCGTTGAGTTCAGCGTTATGAACTCGCAAACCGGCGAAACCGGCAGTGGAACGTTGCCAGCAGGAATTACCGCAGGAACCACCTACTATGTGATTTCCTACACCGCTTCTACCGGGGTACTTCAAGTTTCGGCAACTTTAGGTGGTTCCACCATCACAATTACAGACGACGGAACAGTTTCATCGCCTAATCAGTTCAAAGTTTCGTATGCCGAGTTTGCTTCTGTCAGCCAAGTCAGGGACTGGAGCTTTGAAATTACTAGGGACGAAATCGACGTAACAACAATCGGCCAAACCCCTCGCCAACTTGCTCCGTTCCGTACCTACATTTCTGGTTTTGCGGATGCTACTGGCAGTGCAACGGTTTACATGACCGACGAAGACTCGCTTGTTTCCAGTCGCTTGGTAGAGGATGTTCTGCTTCGCCAGCAAGTTGGGGCCGCTTTTAAGCTTTACACTGACCGCGTTTTTACTGGCGGCACACTGAGCGACACCCTAAGCCGTTACATCGAATTTGAAGCAGTGCTTATCTCTGCGACCATGAATGTAAACCCAGATGACGCCCAGAATGTAAGCATTACTTTCCGTCCAACCGCTGCTCCTACATTTGATTTCAGCAC